GAGCAATAGCTAATTCAACACGTTTTGCTGGGTCTTTTAATACGGCATTTAAATCTTCCATAAATTGACCTTTTGCATCGTATTCAAATATTGCTCTACGTTCTTGAACAGGAATTGTAAAATTATTTACTTTTCCGGATTCAATAACTTGTTTTACACCTCCAAAGAACTGTTGTATTGCTTCTTTTCTCATTTGGGCTTGTTGCCTTTCTTTTTGAAGCATTACATCTCTTTCCTTTTCTTGACGAACTGCAAGTTTACCAGCTGCTAACTTTGCTTGTTTTTCCAAAGTATTAGCTATTTCCAGATCTTCGATTGCATCTTTGATTTCTTCATCAGAATAATCAAGTGACTTATACAATGTTCTCATCACAGCTTTTTGTGCAACAACATCGGTTAAATCAATAGATTTGTAATCAATCTCTGGTTTTACAGTTGTAAAGAACTCTTTTATTTTTTCTTCATCTGCACTGTCACCTAACATTTGCAGATAATCAAAAAAATCTGTAGCTACAGGAGGAAGACTACCTAACCAACCATTCAGCTTTTCATCAGCTTTTAGTTCGGATACGTAATCGTTAAACTCCATTAACCCATCTTCCGAATCTTCAAATTCAACTCCTTCAGGAATTTCAACACCCATTTTGTTAGCAAGCTCCAAAATGAAGTTTTGACTTTCTTCTTGGGTTTCTTCTTTTTCGTTTGATTCGTCTTCTGATTCTTCTTCGTCCGATTCTGATTCTTCGTCCTCAGAAACTCGTCTAGCAGTTTCTTCTGTGTTTGACTTAGTTTCAGTTCCTTCAGGTTTTCCATTTTTAGGTTTAGGACCTCTTTTTTTAGGTTCAGGTTTTTCGTCCTTTACCTCATTTGGTTTTTCTTCTGTTTTTGTAGGCTCTGATTCCAAACCAGCTCCTACTTCAATTGGGTCTTCAATGTTAGTAACATCAAAGTCCAACTCTTCATTTTCTTTACTCATAATCGTTGTAAAATTAATATTTATCAATGTTTTAATATAAATAACTCAGTATTTTTTTCTGAGCTATTTATATATTACACTAAGGTTTATTTTTTCTCTTTTGAAACTGTCTTTGTTTTAGCTATTTTTTCATTGCTTGCAGTCTTTTCTCTTTGAACATCAGCCTTTCTTTGAGAGTCTCTTTCTCTTAGATTCAACTCTTCTTGTGTTATATTTATCTGCTGTTGTTCAAGATCTAACTTAGCAGCTTTATGTATAGCATCAACATTTGATCCTTCGTCTATAGCATAAGCTGTAATTTCAGCTTTACGTACATCCCATTCACCTTTTCTGTCTATCTTCTCAAGTTCTCTTTCATGTTGAGCAGCAGCTAACTGATCTTGCATAGCTAAAACTTCTTTTTGTTGTTCACCTTGTTGTTGTTGCATTTGTTGTTGATATTCATCCATCTTTTGTTCTGCATACAAAAACTTAGCCTTCATTTCAGCAAAGTTATCTGTATCCATTATATCAACAATAGTAGAACCTTTAACTCCATTCTGAATTAAATTCTGAATCTGAGCTTCAAGCCTCTTTAACTTCTCTAATTGTCTTGAAGAGTTAGCAACAAATATACCATATTCAGCTTCACTATGTTCAATAGGATCAACATCCATATAAACTATTTTACCGGTATCAGGCTGAACATAACTTGTTTTCTTTCCTTCAATCCAGGCAAATTTTGAATAATCAAGTAATCCTTGATATTCCCTATTCATAAAATGCTCAAACTTACTAAAGAATATTTCAGTAATAAGTGAAGATTGAACCACAGCTCTTTCTACACCACCTACTGTTTCAGAACTTGTAATACTACCTTCTCTTTGACGGGTAATACCACAAACCTCATCCCATTCTTGTTTAATAAAACGTAACAGTTCTATATAAGCAGATATTGTAGATGATGCTAATCTTAAAGTTGATTGATGCTGATGATTTTGTTTTACACCTTCTTTGTTATAATCAACAAACAAAATAGATGTCATATCAGCAGTTAACAACCACTCATCCATTGACATATTCTTAGGTTTCCAGTTATAATCTACAACAGCCATATCATCTTTCATCTTAGCCATAGCTAATTTAAGACGATGCATTGTAGCATTATAAAGTATTTGGTAAGGTATACCTAAAGTTACCAACGATATATTACGAGAATTGATAGCAGAAAATACTCTACCATTATAAGGTAGTTTGCATTTAGCTAAGTTATCTAAAGAAGTTCTTTGTACAGGAATAGGACGTATTCTAAAATACATATCTGTACCTATCAAATAACCTTCCCATATTTCATTTACCCATAACCATTCAACAGTTTGACCTGCATCTTTTACAGCTTTAAAATTCTCATCAACTTCCATTTGTTGAGGTTGACCAAAATCATCTATAAAAGTACAAATACCTACTTTTCTTTTACTCCTCCAAACAATATGTTTAACTTCGACAAGACGGTTGTAAACATTTTGAGGACCAGTACGATCATACAAGTTAGGAGCAGAAGCTGAGAATACAGTAGTATTGGCACCCAGAGTTTCAATCTTGTTAATAGCGTCTTTGATTTCCTGTTCATTTTTACCTAAATCATCATAAAAAAATTCAACAATAGTAGAAGGGTTCATGTATTTTCTTCTTACAACCCATTCTCCGTCTTCAATATATTCGTTATCAGGATCTTTATCGTAATCTATATCCAGAACATTAACTACTTCATAATACGGTTCGTTATGTTCAATTGCTTTATAAGAATAAACTTCACCAGATACTAACCAGTGAAACCATTCAAGTAAAAACTTCTCATCTAATTTATTATACTCATAAATAAAATCAAGAGCATTTTGACCAAGCATTGCACGTTTATCTCTGTAAGAAGATGCAAATTCTTTTGCTACCTCTTCCGGAGTTTGAGTTTGTTCTGACGGCATACCTGAATCAACACCTTCTTCATTTAATGTATTTACAAATAATTGTTGAAGTGTTTGAAGTATTTTTTGATTTTGAGCAGTAAGTTGTTCATTTACAACATCATCATTAGTAACAAATACTTGATATTGTTTAGGACGTTTTGCAAATTCACCTTGAAGTAAATCTATCTTTGTACGTATAATTGGATAATTAACTACATCTGCCCAATCACCTTCAATAGGTTTTCCAAAAGGCTCAGTAATTATCTTATAATCATCTATATCAATATGCCCGTTGTAATAATCGTAAAGCTTCTTTAACCACCATTTACGTTGAGTAGTAGCAAAGTAAGACCTTTCGATATAAGCCCTCATTGTCTTTTTACCCCATTCAAAATCATCAGCTATCTTTTCTTTATAACTTATGGTTTGAACTGGGATATTTGCATTATACTGAATTTGTTTAGACATTTTAATTTAAATTACAAATTTATTATAAAGTTTGCTTTAAACCAACTTTAGTTTTTAAACGATAAAAAAACTCCCCTACTTCTGAATTACCTTCATTTGTTTCAGGAAGTGGTTTCATAACTAACTCTTTCTTATATAACATAGCCACTAACATTGCAGAGTGTCTATCAAAGTTACCTTCATAACTAAACTTTAGTATTTCTTCCAACAAAGGTATGGAATAAATCTTATGTAAGTTCAATTCTTGAGTTCCATCTTCATTTCTATCTCTTGGAGCTAATAACCAATCCCTAAAATATTGTACAGCTTGTTTCTTAACTTCAATATTAGACATAGATACACCATAACTTCTACCTAACTTTCTTCTAGGGTTATTGCTTGAGTCATAAACAGTTAACTCTTCTTCAAGTCTGTAAAGAAGTTTATTATTCCTAGCATATTCTATTATATTACCCCTATCATTCTCAAATACAATTTTAGCATTATAATACTCAGCCATCATAAACAACTGTCTGTTAAAATCATCCTGAAAATTAGGTCTGGCTACATATTCCGCCACAATTATATCATAAGGCTTTGAAAATGAGTTAACTCTCTTCATTACATAAGCTGCACCTAACGAATCTCTTTTAGTTAATTCTTTAGATTTATCTTTGTCCATTGCAAAAGGGTCAGTAGCAATATAATATAAATCCGGAGGTACTGTATTACCAAATTTATAAGGTGGTTGATACATAATAACACAACCTTCACCATCAACATCAGCTTTATATGGAAAATGTAAAATAGGTTTAACGTCTGTTGACGGATGCCACTTAACACCTGATTCTTCTTGTACAAATACTCCTGGAGTTCCAAGATTATGTAATGCAGAGTTACCTTTTATCTTAGCTATCTGTCTGTTAATCTCATCTTTAGGGTAGATATTAGTACCTACCTTTAACATAGCTTCAGAAGGTTTAAGAGGATTTTCACAAATCATCTTATCTACAATGTTAATATCTTTTGTAGTTCTTCTAAGGTGATCTCTTTCAGCTTGGATTGCAAACTCAGCTTCTTTATGAAGTGACATTCCTTGTTCAGTTATAAATCCTAACTTAGAATAACTATCTGGTAAAAAATATCCTATAGATGAAGTAGCACCTTCATCATACATATTATCATAAGCTAAAAACCCGTAAGTATCCGGGTCATAAAACATTTCTTCAAAGTCAACCATACCACCACTAAAGTCACCACCTGTTCCATATACAAACATTTGACCTGATACTGCTGTACCAGATTCAACTGTAGGACGGGTAACAGTATAAGTAGCTTTTAGATTTGACATTGAACCAGCCTCTTCAAATAGAATTACTTTTGCATCTTTACCCCTGGCTACATCTGGATTATTAAGAGTAGAATATTGCATAATCCTAGACATAGAACCACCAATTAATTTTCTACCATCAGGTGTAATCTCTTCATAAGATGCTTGTACCATCTCTCTGGGTTTGTTAATATGCTGACGTTGACGACTAAAACCAGTATGTCTATTAAGAAAGTCAAGATAACTTACAGCCATCCTCATAGTTTCTTCAGAATACTTTTTATCTTCAGCAAGTATTAATGAGTTAGCTCTTGTTTTACTAAATGTATAAGTCCATGCACATTTAGCAGCATTTTTATATGAG